AACCATTTTTCCTTCTACGCTGGGAATATACAGATCCTCTTTTTCTGTCGGTATCCTATATGACGTGCCTGAGGGTTCGGGGACAGACGCACAGAAAAAACCGTGCCATGCTTTATGCTCAGGTTCCCAGTGACCATGCCAAAGTATGTTAGGTGAGTTTTTAGTGTACACATTTAGCCAACACTGAATATGATACCGATCCCCTCGTTCTAACGGTAAGTTATCCACACATTCTTTAATAAACGAATAAACTTCGTGAAAAGAATGTTTGGGGAAGGATAGTAGATTGTATTGTTCGAATAGTTTTGTGGTTAAAGGCGCGTGTCTAAACAGGGCTAGAGGGGCGTGCCCAAATTCTCTGTTAATTCTTTCTTCTACTTCAAGGCAGTCTTTTTCTATGTCTTTTACAGGCGTAAATTTTTTAGTGAACAAATAGTCGTCCCAAAAAGACTCGTCAAAATACTTAGTGTTCACTTATCCACCTTTATGTGATGTCTGTAGCTGTTCCTAGAAAATGAATGATTTGCTGTTCTAAACGCATCTATAAACTCTGGGTCAGTGTGACTCACCGCCTTTACTTCTAACTCGACCTTTCTGTCTGAGAGAGGTATAAAGTGATAAATTGGAGTGCCTGCTCGTAGTATAATTTCTCGTTTCTCTTCTTTTTTTTCAGGAAATTTTATAAACATGTTTACGTTATTTGAGTGTTGATGGTGAAAAGTTAATATCCCAGGTAATATTTCTAAGCCGTCAAGAGGCTTCACTTCCCAAGCAGGTTTTATCGCCACAAAATCAACGTCTTCCTCTGTGTACATAACCCAAGGGCTGTCAAGTTTTAAATGTAGGTACTCATCCTCATCAAATAAGGTGCTGTATTGCGAATGTGTATGATTTGAAATAGTGCTTTTCATATCTGCAAATTGATATTTCCAATTTTTTTCGCCATCCAAGTAGAGATATAAATCTGACCATAATGGAAGGATAAAACCCTTTTGATATAGTTCAACCCTGCCTGGGCAGGTTTTGATTGTCCTAGTTGCACGCCGATCTCTTTCGGGTTTTAGTAGCTCTCTAGCAGTTTCAATTACAGAAAATGATTTTATTTGTTTTGCCCAACTAGGCTGAGAAGATACTTGGGGGGGATACGCTTTGTGTAGCCCTCCTGCGATAATGGTGTAGCATTTTACTTTAATAGGACTTTTTAGATTTTTAAAAAACTTAAACATGTTTTTATGCTTCTTGAGTATTGTTGTTATGGATAATGATAGTATCGGTTCCTGCATAAAAGGCTAGAAATCCAATACAGGCGATGTTCCAATCTGGTCCTGTTTGTTCTGACCACGAAGGTACATTTATAGATACATGCCTAGCTAAGTATTCTTTTTCTCCATTCTCAAACACACGCCATACATGGTCTGAAGTGCCTCTTCCAGGCTCGCCATTACTTTTATTAAATCTTATGTGGTATTTATTCATAGGACTACTTTTTATCCGGAGCAATAGGCCATGTGACCTTTTCGGGATAACCCTTTTGTCTTTTAACGTCTCTTAGTTCTTTTCTGTATTTTATCCATTCTTGTTTTTCTATAATAGTCATAGGGACGTCAGGGAGCATGGCCCAGTCACTTTTGGCAAGATAGTTTTCAATACGCTCGTTTAAACGATCTTTTTCAGTGGGGGGAGGGGGAGGGTCGGGGACTTCAATATCCGTTTCTATCCAAGCCAAATCGGGTAAATTTACCCACGACAGGTCAGAGAGCCTTTCTTTTACGCCGTGCATTCCAAAAATCGGGCCCCATTGATCCGGTAAAAGAACCGGATCATTTAACGGCATGTTATTTTTTTTATCTATTAATTGCCAAAGTTTTCTAGGCATATCATTCGTTTAAAAAAGAAAACAATTTTCTAATCTTCGGTAGATCTTGTGCGGTTACTATTACATAGTAATAACCACCATCATCCACCCTCATACCAATCTCATGACAACCATTGAACATTTCGCCTACAGTTATACTTCTTGCTCTATTCAAGGTCGATTTCATTCCATTGAGCCCAAACTGTTTTTCGATCTCTAAAACCGCTGGGTCTGGGGATTTTGGAGGTGCTTCTGATTTTAAAGGTGCTTTTGCACGAATATTCTTTTTTTGTTTCATATTAAAAAGGGTCCCATGAAATAGTTACACTTCCGCCAGGAGGGACTGTTACAGGATAACTCCCTGCGCCTCCTATTGGTTGGCAACAATAGCTTACTGGGGATCCAGCGGTGCCTGCGTTACCCGCAGTCCCTGCGTTTCCTTGGCCTCCCTTGCCACCAGCTCCGCCAAAGCCAGGAGTATACGAATATCCACCACTTCCGCCAGGCCCACCGTCACCAGGAGAAGAAAACGTAGGGCTTGCAGGATTGCCCGAAGCTCCTGCGCCTCCTGGGTTACCTGTACCGAAACCAAAATATATTACTTCGTAGGCACATGCTTCGCCACCGTAGTAGCGTAAACAATATTCGTGAATTGTTCCAAAGGTTGCGGCACCACCTCCGCCGCTACCACCATTACCTGCAACGCCACCGGTGCCTGCTGGACCTCCAGTGCCCCCCGGAAAACTTAATGGCGTAGGCAAGCAACTAATCGTAGTTGCCGCTCCCGATGGACCAATTGTCCCAGGTGTGCCGACACTACCTGCTGAACCGGGTGAGCCGCCAGCATTACTGAAACCGTAGCCAGAGAGACCTGCGCCACCGCCTGGGCCGCCACTACCCCCTGAGCCACCGCCTGGTCCTAGTGCAGTAGTTCCTGTCCCACCAGGTCCACCCTGTGGATTTCCGGTGTAAACGCAGTTCCTGAAGCCACAATACCACCACCCCCGTACTCTATATGCTCCATTGGGAGAGCCAGCACCACCGCCGCCACCGCCGCCACCGCCACCATCAGTTCCAGGGCATCCAGGGCATCCAGTGCCACCAACGCCAGTGGCACTTATTTGTTGTAGTCCAGCGGGGGCACAAAAGGTGCCCGGTTCGGTGAATACTTGACATCCACCTGGTGTAGTGCCTCCCATAAGACCAATTTTCGAGCTTCCAATAGGCATTTCCTTAGCTCCTAAGTGTTAAATATCTTCGTATCATATAAAAAACCAACCTGTTAGTACATACTTTGGCTTATCGCCATATACGGGGTTTCCACGGTGAGGATGTGTATAGGTAGCAGGCCAAAAAACTATGCTGTTTTCTTTTGGCGTTATTCTTAACTCTTGACGTATGAATTCGGTTTCGCCTGCGCTTTCTGGCTCAAGGGTATTTAAATACACCATAAAGACGACATACCTGGCGACATTGAAGCCATATCCCTTCTCATGGTGCCATATATGATAACCTCCACCGGGCATTGTTTTTTGGAGTTTAATTTGAGGAATCCAAAGATTAAGCGCCGCAATGTCTTCATAAAGAGCCGTATCTGAGTATAGGCGAAAAGCCTTGTGTATCATATCAATTACAGAACTAAACCGTACCTCGTTATTATTTTCATCAAACAAAAAACCTAGCTTATTATCCATGTCCCTACGGTGCATACATAAACTAAAATCTTCTTTCATGCACTCTGGGGCGTTTTCAAGTTCTTTTCGGCTACGTAAAATATTGTTCTCTTGAAGGTACTCTATTTGTTGAATTATTTGGGGACAAATAAAAGAAGGAAAAACGTCCTCTATAATCCCTATATCATTTTCGCTATATATTGATTTCATGAAAACGGCCTAGTTCCTTGCACCCAGCAAACCAGAGACTGTCTTTCCCCCGAAGTGACAGGAGCTACTCTGTGTAAAAGAAAAGAAGGGAACAAAACGGCTAACCCTTTTTCTTTTGGTAGTTTTGTTTCATCTGATCCTGTCATAAAACAAAATTCTCCTCCCTCGTATTCACTTGGATCATTTAATTGTATGGCTATACTTAACTTTCTAATCGGTCCTTTTCCACAATCTAGGTGCCAATCATATTTACCCTTCTCTTCGCTTTTATAATTAGCTAGTTGAATAGCAGAAATACTAGAGAGTTCAAAGTTAAAAATTTCTTTGTTTATCCTTTCTACATAAGTTTCAAGCCGCTTAAAAATCCACAACTTCGTTTTGTCTGGAGACACCCAATTTATTTTAGTTCTTCTTATTGAATTATTTATAGTGCCTTCACCAATAGAGGCTTGTTCTTGAGCTGACCTAGCTTTCTTTGCTAGATAGTCTAGCTCTTCTTCGTTAAATAGATCTCTAAGAATATAATGACAGGTTGGATTGTCTTGCCTTTTTTCATCTAAAGCATAAGAGGTTTTTACCATAAAGCCCTACTTATTTTTCAAACGCGGATATTACAAAATGCAAAAACCTAACTTCGGAATTCGGGACGCCAGCTACAAACTGGTGAGGAAGCCACGAGTTAAATAAAAACAAAGAACCCGCGTTTAAATTATTAAAATGAATATATTGCGTGCATGCTTTAACGTCAGGGGTAACAGCCGCCATAAGGTCTCCCATTAACTTTCCCTGTCTAGGATCCCCAAACAAAGGATATGGGCAATTTTCTGTTGCTTTTAGAACATAAAAACCACTAAAGACGCTGTTTCCATGGACATGTAAGTAATGATGCGCAGGGGGACTTATTATTTGTCCCCACAACGCATTCATCTTTATCTGATAAATATCAACGTCATAACCGCCTTCGATTAAAATAGAATTAACGATGGTTTCTACGTGTTTTTTAAAATCAAAACAACTTTCGTTATGTGCTAAATTTCCGGTTTGGATCATAGGTGTTTCTGCATCCTTGTCCAAATATTCTGGTCCAAGTTGCATTGTGTTGAGCCATTCCGGTTCTTCTGCTCTATATATGGAAGACGGAAAGTAGTTAAATACCTCCATGTATTAGCTGTCCAGCCAATTGCACAAACTAGTCGCTAATGCAGTGACGTCTTCGGCTGTCATGGCAGGCGTATTGGCGTCCGCTAGTCTTCTGTTTTCAAAAATAATACTCTGTGCCATGCGCAGACAATCTGCTTTACATCGCTTATTTTCATTTGCCGCTGTAGCCGCGATTTGTGCCGCCTGCTGTGCTTCAATAAATTCAACCTGGCTCTGCTGTTCTGCTGTAAGTGCCATTTTCGTAATCTCCTAAAAAGTTAATTATGACAGGTTTTTCATCGGAATTGACGCATACCATGTCGTTCCATTATCTGGGCTCATAAAGAACCAAATATCTGTTGCATTGGCGTCTTCTGTCCTAGCCACAGCTCCTTGCGGGAATTCTACCGTACCTCCGGCAAATGCAACAGTTCTACTTGCTGTAGCATCGTTTGTCAGAATCAAGGTAAAAGAAGTTGCTCTGTTACTGTTTTGGTTACTGCTTCCCAAAGTAAAGGTGCAGTTATCGGTTAATGTAGCCGTGAATACGGAACCTGTACTAGTATCAATAGTCTGTGCCGTGCTGGTGTTTCCTATGGCAACGACCTTATCGGAGAAAATACCCGTCAAGAAACTAGCGGTGATATCAACCTCACCTGTGCCTTTTGGAGTAAGGTCAATACCTACATTGGTGTCATCACCACTGGCAGATATAGCAGGGTTATTACCTGTTGCCGCATTATTCAAAGTAAATTCATTAACTGCTGACGCCGTTGCAGTAATATTTATTAGCTCATTGCTGTTGGTGTCTTGAATATCAGTCCCAATAATTGGGCTTGTCAAAGTTTTTCCTGTTAGAACCTGGGAATCTGAGGTGCCTACTACGTCACCCGATGGAATGGCCTTCTGTGCCGCCGAACCATCTACATTGCCAGAACCATCAGAAAGAACAAAACTGCTTGCCGCAATACCTGAAATAGTATTGTTGTCGGCGGAAATTGTCTTGTTTGTTAAGGTCTGAGTGCCATCGGCTAGTGTTAAACCTGTGTCTACAACAGCGGCTGTTGCGCCTGCACCATCTAAGTAAACGGCTCTTGCTTCGCCCGTAGGAATGGTGACATTTGCACCGCTTCCTTGGCTAATTTCAATACTCTGTGAACCCGTAGTAGCGTTTTCAATAATCATAACCCGTGATATTGTGTTTGGGGCTATGGTAAGTTCACGAGTAGCTGTAAGCGTCGCGCTCGAAGTGACTTTGAAGTAAAAAGCACGAGCAGGGTCAGTAGTGCCGTCGGCTACTGTAGTGGTTGAGTTTACATCCGTGGCAAAGCCATCTTGAGTGCCATATCCAAGGGAGTCGGCAATGAGCTCCAAATTAGTATTTGTGCTTGTGCCCCAAGTGCCAGACTCGTCACCCGTGGCGATTTCTTTTAATCTTAAATTATTTACGTAAGTTGCCATTGGTGCTTACCTCATTCCAAAGTCGCGCCACTGGCCTCAGGGACGCTTGTGGCATATATTTTCATATTCTGTCGTAAGTTTAGTGTTTCTCCGCAGTCGGAACAAGTATCAGCGTTAATTTCAGACTCATCAAGATCAAAACCGCAATTTGCACACAAAACTTCAATGTCATGTTTAGGCTCTATACCAGAACCTAGCTGTACTGCCTCTGTCGTCGTTCTCATGCCGCGACCTCCGTCCAAATAACTGCTTCTTCGGGGACTATGTCATCCCAGATTAATATGTTACCGATTCTACCTACTGCCACGACGCCTATTGGATACACTCGTGCTTTACCTGTCGCGCTTTCATTACCCAAGTCACCCGTCGCTGAAACACCTGTCACGGGTACATTGAGCTGAAGGTCAATTGTAGCACTTCCAATCGCCGAAGTGGCTGATAAACCTGTCTCAGTAACAGTCGCATCCGCCGTAACACCTACCGTGCCTAGTATAAGATTGCCTTGTAAACCCGTAACAAATTCGGTGTGGCTTCCCTGTACTCCGGCATCCCCTAACGCTGTAGTCCCAAAAACACCTGTAACAGCAACAACAGCGGCGGCATCAACACTGACCGATCCTAACGTAGCCGTAGCCGCTTGGCCTAAAACGTCAATGGTTCCGTCGCCGTTGGCAACTACATTGCCTAGCGTCGTAGAAAGTTCAAGTCCTGCTGGGTAAGCATTGCCACCAAGTATAAAGTCAACGGTGCCTATTTCAGTTGAAATAGCATCTACAGTGCTTCCTTCACCCCAACCAAAGTCGCCCCAACCACCACGACTCCAGCCATCAAAGTAAACAGTAGCGTCCCAGACACTGTAGTTTGCAATACCTGTGGCGGAAACCCCAGTTACTTCAACAATGCCCTGTATAATAGCGGTCGAGCTTCCTAACGCTGTTGTGCCCTGTACACCCGTAACAGTAAAGTTATTTACGGTTTGCGTTGTTACCGTTCCTACCGAACCTGTAGCCACGGGTGTAGCTGGGCTGTCGCCCCACCCGTCTGACCCCCAAGGGTCATGACCCCATCCCGTTATAGGAACAATAACGTCTGCCATACTAGGCTATCCGTATAATCGCGTTACTAGCATCCGCCGTTGGGAAAACAATAGTGAAGTCACCCGCAGAGGATGCTTTGTCCGAACCGAAGTCTAGTACAGCAACTGCCTTATCAGACTGAGTGCTGTTATAGATCAACGCGCCTCTGGCGGTAATAGTCGATGTAGACCAAGTAGTATCCGCAAAGTCAGTAAACGCAGTTGTTCCAGAGCTAGTGGGGGCTACAGTAGTAAGAGTATTACCTCCTGCAACATACCCTGTTCCAGACGTTTCGTCAGACGTGCTATACGCCGTTGTGGTCGCATCTAAAGTAGCAGAGCTAGTGAACAGGGCAATTTTCATTGTATCCGCTGTTGTGCCAGCACGAGCCACTGTAGTACCAAAGGCGTGAATGCCGTTAAGCATTTCAACCTTAAAAGAAGTACACATTGCCTGTGTAATTGCCATGATTATTACCTCATATTTTGCTAATAATTCGAGCCAAGTCAGCGTGGCCCTGTTTTGCTAACTCAGCGCAAATAGTTGTCCTATCTGAGCGAATCGCTTCTTTCATATAAAAAGTAATTAACTCTCTTATATGATCCTTAAACACCATCGCTTGTGCCTTGACCATTGGATCGGCTGTTTCACTAACAGAAATCAACTTCTCCATAGCCCGCTCTGCAAGCTCTTCTGGCGTATGTCCACGGTTGTTTGTGGTAAAAACTTTTATATCTGCACCAAGCTCATTGTTTGCTGTGTTACCTAACATTACGCTACCTTCCTTCTAACTTGACCAGAACGGTACGCATCTTGGCGCATCTTACCGCTACCAAGATTATTCAATAACGCAATAGACTGTGCGTACATGTTATCGTACAAAGCGACCATATCAGGTTCACCTTTGAGGAACCTAATAGCTTCTACCAACGCACCATTTAGTAGGGCAGAGTCAAATTCATCCCCCAACCAAGTAGTACCAGCAGTAACAATGGACTCTGGATAGTAGCCATAGTGAAGCTCTACTACGTAGTTACTATCCGGTGTCGGCCCTAATATAAACGCAGTATCATCAAAAAACGCATAATGCTGGGGTAATCCCGTACTAGAAGGGTTTGGATAAGCCTCACGGATAAAATTAGTATCTTTATCTAGTAAGTATTGGAAGTTACCGTCGTCATCCGTTACCGCTATGGAAAACACATATAGCATATCTGTAGGGTATATCAGATATTTATTCCCAGAAGTCACGTTACCTGTCTGGTTTCGACGCAACTCAGGTATCTGTACAGTGTTATATATCTTCTGTTCCGCTTGTTCTGTAAACATAGCAAGCTGTGCATCTGTAAACGTGTTCTCACAAATGTCTTGGATATTAGTTTTTAACT